TCTGTAAACACATATTCTTTAACTGAGCATGGTATCTGGACAACCGATCCACCGTAAACATAGAATGCATTTTTTCCCATAAAGAAAACTTGGTTACCAGCTTGCACCATTGCCCTCGGTGATTTGAGGGTTGTGTGCTTGGCTACAACATCGAATGCGAATGTGTCTGGAGGACCAACCCACTGCATAGAATGTATCGCAATATCTGTCCATATTAGTGTTTCAGATCTGGTATTTACATATCCAATGATGTCAGATCCTTCGAGCAAGATTTGTCCACCAGCAGTATTTGATGGTCGAGGGTACCAATCGAATATCTCGTTTGCATTTAAATCATTGTCTGACCATCGGACAAGAGTTTTAGTTATACTGTTGGTAGATCCAAATTCAGTACACCCTAGAGATACAAGGTGTCCATCTTTTCCAGACAGAAATACCAGGTTGTTGTTTGTTGGTACTGATGACGGCTGGAATCCAGTTGCGAATTCAGTTGTAAAATCATCGAAATCTTGAGCCCGACGATCTGGAACGCCAGTTGTGGTATTGGCGTGATGAGTCTTGCTCCAATAATATATGCCTCCACCCCTTGGGGAGAACAGAAGGTCTTCACCTCTATTTTCTACTGACCACAACCTTAGGGTTTGAGATAACTCCGTACTTGCAAGAACGGACGGATAGCCCCATAGTCCAGTGCCCCACGAACTTATTCCCCATCCAGCGCCAGCTGCAAACACATTGAACCCAACATTAATTTGATACTTTATATTGCTATCACCAACCTCAGTAAACGCTGTTGGACCAACACTAGAACCGGCGGTAACGTCAATGAATATTTCGTATTGATCAGTATCGTTTATCTTAGTTATCTTATGTTCTTTGTTAAGCTGTGCAGAGCTTAAGCCCCATGCAGAAGCATTATCTATAAGCTCAAATGTTACATAATCATTTCTAACCGCACCGTGTCCAGTATCATCAATAGTATATATTTTGCTACCAGATACACTTGTCATTGAAACACTTGTAGCTGGATTAACTTCTCTTCGTATAGGCGTTATATCTGTGGCAGTTTCACCTTTAACTATATATGCCTTCCAGTGCGTGCCGACAAATTTGTATATAGATCCATCATTTGCGAACCAGCGAAAAACTTCTCTACCGACACCGATTAGATCCAGGCTATGCGTATCTACCCATCCGCCTATTGATTCTGGCTGACCGGACCTGAATCTGACATTATTCCCGTCAATCCACGAGTCCGACATATTGGCCGTACTTTCCTTGTTTATTCCAGGGGCAATTTGTACCCTAGAGATCATCTAACAAGCCACTCTTCAGCTGACTCTGAAATCTCGCGGATGAATTGCCAGTTTGGATGTGCTAGTTCTCCCTTACGTAGAGCTATGCGGCCAGTTAGACATACGGCATCCCACTCCGGCCTATTCCATCTAGACTGATAATCTCTGTCGTGATCGTATTCTGGATTTTCTCCAAGCTCTCTTCCGAAGTCGTCCTTAATGTACTTTCCATCCCAGTACATTGGTGCTGCATTGCCTAGAACCGATGGATTCATTGATACAACTCCAATAATATTCTCTGGGCACATATGATCGAATGCAATAGAAATTTTACCATTTCTCAATACCACTGGATAACCAGCACGGTCCTGATTCTCCGCATTGCCGTCGTCCCACTCGAACATGTCTGCATAGTCAGCACCACCAACGGTATGACCTGTAGCATACGCAGTACCTGCAGCGTCCACTCTAAACCTATTGGTTCCTCCATCAGTCGACATTACACAAAGATCCCATCCTGAAGTTCCAACCGCAGTAGCAGCTACATCAAGCAAGGTATAGCCATCTGTAATGGCCGGAGCAGTATGATCAATTTGAACTCCGTAGTCAGTAGCTCCTCCAATGTCTACATCAAATTTTATTTGCTTATTAGTCATATCTAGATTTCCTACGACTAATGGATCATTAGACAATCCAGTGGTTGCAGAAATTAATATTTGGTCATCGACATCAGCAGTCGCAGCCGAGCAACGTCCGAGTCTAATGTTTCCAGAAAGAGTGGCACTGTTATTACTGCCATTGATACCAAAGATTATATTGCTAGATCCTGTTGTTACATCTGCACCAGCACCATGGCCAATCATAATGTTATCGTTGCCACTGGTAACATCAAGCCCTGAATCTTTACCTAGCGTTACATTGCGGTCACCCCCAAGAATAGCAAGACCGGAATTATACCCAAGGACAACATTTTCTATCCCAGTAGTTACAGCTATTCCTGCAGATCGTCCGATTGCTATATTGCTAATTCCAGTGCAAGAGCTTAGGGCGTTAGTGCCTATTCCTATGTTGTGTGATGTGGTAGTTACTGAATTCAATGCATCCTTACCTATAGCGATATTATCTGTACCAGCAGTAAGCGCACTGCAAGAGCTATTACCAATAACAACATTGTCAGCAGCAGAAGTGGCAGCAACGGCAGCTGAAACACCGACAACAACATTACCGTTACCAGTCATTACTCCTGTGAGAACTGCATTATAACCAATAATTACATTGCTATCTGCAGTTGTCATAGCAGAACAGGAATTTGCTCCTAATATAACATTGTCAGAAGCTGATGTGGCTGCACCAACAGAATTTGCCCCCAGTATAACATTCTCGTCACCAGCAAAGCTTGCCCCATCTGCTGCCCTTCTCCCTAAAACTACATTTGCAACACCGTTTGAATCCTTGAACGCCTCTTGTCCAATTGCTACATTATCTACCCCGATAGTTCCAGTAGAGCAAGCCGAATGACCAATGTACACATTATTATCACCTCCAGTATCAGCGGCGCCTGCTCCAGAGCCTATAACTACATTCTGAGCACTCGTCGTAAGGAGAGCATTTAGAGTGTTGTAACCAATGGAAACATTATCATTACCAGTTGTAATCGTTGAGAGTGAGGAACTTCCTAATGCTACATTGCGCAAGCCTCCAGTTATAGCTTTGCCGGCCTCAAACCCGATCGCTGTATTATCAGTACCAGATGTTATAGCGTCGAGAGCATCTTTACCTAGTGCAACATTATCTGTGCCATCTGGATGATTTCCATCTAGCCCTATCGTACCTGTACCATCTGTTGTGATGTTTGTTGTTGTTATAGTGCCTGCTGTTACAGTACCACTTGCAGTAAGATCAGTCACACCAGTAACGGTTCCAGCTGCCACTATACTTACACCAGTTACTGTGCCAGATGCAGTAAGATCAGTCACCTGCAGATCGGATATAAACGCGTTAGCAGTGGATGCTGTAGCCTCAAGAACTAGCAGCGCTGTCGCGCCATTAGCAAGGACTAAGCCATCAGACCCACCACCGTTTTTGAAGGTAATTGTTTGCCCACCAGTGGTGTCATTGCTGACCCAGTAGGTTCTATCGCAAGAGGTAGTATTGTTCTCGCCACATACATTTATAGTAATGCCTCCACCAAGAGACCCGCTAGTAAAGCTGACTGCTGAAGATCTTGCCATCGCATCCGTATTTCCAGCATCTGCAGCCGTGGCTTGGGGGAGAAGCCAATCGAGCAAAAATGTTGGGGTTCCGGTCCATGTGGTGCTGCCGGCATGAGCGCTGTCAATTTGCAATGTCTCAAAATTACCAATAGCACGCTCGAGCGCTTCGAGGTTGTCATTTGTAATATCGCCCCAAGTATCGTCGTTTTCGCCAGTGACTTGATACTCAATTAGGTATCTGTTATCATATGTTGATGCCATTAGTCAGAAATCCTTATGATTGCTTCAAGCGATGTTGCATTTGGAAATGTTACCGTAAAACCATTAGCCACAGTTCCGGTAACGTCGCCTCCAAAATCTAGAACCAGTACGGCTCTGTTCGCTTTAGATGAGTTGTAGATAAGTCCGCCTCTTCCTGTAAAGGTTCCACCAGACCAGCTGCTATCCGCGAAATCTACTATTGCAGTCCTGCTTTCGATAACAGGATCGACCACTGTTAGCGTATTGCCGCCGGCAGAGTAAACACCGTCATCAGCAACTTCATTCGTTGCACTGTAGGCTGTAGTATCAGAACCAAGTGAGGCGGTCGATGTATACAATGCTAGTTTAAATGTATCTCCACCTGTAGTGAAGTCATGTATGGCTTCCAGTAATTCCTTTTTAAACGAGTTGCACCATCTACCAAAGATCATATGCGTTTAGCCCCAGACCCAGACATGTCATTGCTAAGATCATGTTCAGCGAGATGTTTCAACGCCTCTACTTCATAGCTAAACTTATCTTTATACGTACCGATTAAATTTGGTTCACCTTTAAGAGCTATGTATCCATAGTATAGCGCGCCGAATAGAATTGCATCTGGAGCGATCTGAGACAGCCAGGTTTCATTTGTAGTGCCAGCAGCTACGAGACCGCTGAAATCACCGTAGTAAAGCAATTTGAGCGTATAGCTTACGTCTGGAGTCGGGCCTACCAGCACTTCAAATTGACCAGATGCTGACGCTTTGCTGCTTAACGCGTAATGAAGTGGCCTTCCAGTTTCAGAAGCAAGAGAGTATCTAGCATATATAAACGATGGGTCCCTTCTCTTCATTAGAGTTACTGGACCTGTCGCAGTCTCAGATGTCTTCATTACTCTAACACTGTCAATACTATTGATTTGTGTTGAGGCTGCTGTATCAGCGGAAGCTGTAGTCATAACAAGATCTACGCTTGTTAGGTTTGCTGGAGATTGCATTTCTTTAGATATGGACTTCTCTGCTGTTGTAATAAAGTCATCAACCCTGGCAACCCAGCCAGTCTCGGACTCGTTTGTATACAGCAGGATATTAGTTACCATATCGTTGTAGTTCATCCAGAACGCCTCATCAGATTACCTTTAATTTCTATACCTTTACCGCGCGGTTCCAACGAAGCCTTTGCCGGAGGAATATCTTCTGTGTGAGTAGTGATTAAGTTAACTGGAGCTTCTCCTATCTCTGCAGCATACTCAAATGCTTCTTGCATATCATCAAACCTTCTATCACCAACCTTTACTTTATCCACTTACAATCACCGTTCCTGCGCGTAGAATCATAACTGTACTTAATACTGGATTCCATCTTGCGCTGCTAGTTGAGGCTTCCTCTCCTTGATCTGGCCTGGCGTCTCTCAGTGCCTGGTAGTCTATGTATCTGATTTCTCCGAGTCTGAGCTGCGGGTTATCTTCATCCCAACAGCTGTGACAAACTCTGTTATTCTGAGGTACCCCACCATGAGTTTCTTCTTTAAGATCATTAAGAAGATATGTAAGCCCACATCTATCACATTCACCTAGTGCCTTTGTTCCTGCAGCCCACGTCATATATGATAATGCCTCGGTACAAGTCTTATCGAAGCCTGCTCTTTATCGGCACCGAATGCCCTGTCTTTCATCTGCATTGCTATTGGATATATTGCCTGGGCTCTTTGCAAAACTACTGGATCTTCGCTTACAGATCCTATCTCAACAGCAAGGCATCGCTTGAGAGCTGGAATGAATCTTTGTGGTATTTCTAGCGTAAGAGATCCCATAGCAGTATCGTATTCACCTTCGTTGACATCTGCTATCTTTCTCTCGCGCGTATAAACAAATGTATCGGCACTGTCAGGAACTGGCCACAGCGTCACCGTAGCTGCCCTGTCAGATGCCGTTACATCTAGTATCTCACTTTTCTCGAAGTAAAATAGATTTGGCCTACCAGTCTGCTCCTTTGTTGAGATGTCTGCATATGTCTCAAGCGTCACCCTCTCCATTGGATAGTCAAATTGTGTAGAGCCTTGTGTCTGTCTGTAGAACGCAGTTCTTATTTCCATGGTATTTGCAGCAACGTCATAAGATTTAGTGCCGCTAACCATGGTTATTGTTTGCTCATCAAGCAACCACATTGGGATATGCTCATTATGCCAATCCAAGAGGATGTCATTGAGCATCCATATAGCCTTCTGTAGATCGTAAGATGTTCTTAGCCCGCCAGGTATCCCGGCAAGATCAAATGCATCTTCTACGATTTTATCGACAGTTGGGTTATATCTGCTAGTGGTTGCTATTGTCAAATGTTAATCCTTAATGTAGATACTTGCATCCTATGCCTACACCCTTCCAGCAAATCTCAACATCGCCTACTGGGAAGTGCTGACATCCAAGAAGACAAATAGTTGCACTAAGGATTAGTGTAATTACTAGATACTTCATACTCCTCCTTACTGAAATAGGGCTGATCTGATCTAGACGCCATGTCACCATGGTATATTCCCATGTATGATTTAACTTCTCTCATGTCTAACTTCAATTCATTCACATCTGATACCACATTCACGCCTACCCACGCCAGTACACCAAAAAAAAGACTAAGAACTGCAGTTAGAACTTTCACTAGAACAGCTACATCAGTTTTGGTAGTCATTGATTTATGTCAGGTTAATAGCTTGGAGATACGTTACCGTGAATGTAGCTCGACCGGCCGTGCCGCCAGCTGTCTGCGTAATGTAAAATGTAACATCACTAGCTCCGACATCCTTCATAATGGCAATGCCACCAGAAGCAACAACTACTTGAGCAATTGTAGCATCTGAACCAACACCCACGATGCTAGTTCTTTCTTCGATTGTAATATTTTCTGTAGCATTTGCGAAGAAGTTAGTACTTATATCATCTCCAGCTGTATTAAATCCAATCGATACAGTCTCATTCGTTCCATCAAAAGTCGTAGTACAATATCCTACAATATCCAAAATCTGACTATTCGCCGGGATTACAATAGTAGACGTAGTGACTGCCGCGCTGTTAAGCTGAGAAAACTCATAACTCTGTGCCATGACCGCATAGCCAACATTCTTTGTTGCAGAACCTACAGTTTCCTTTACATCTCCAGCCTTAATTGGGCCAGAAAAGTTCGTAGGTCTATTAGTTGTTACATTACCCATTAGATTCTCCTTTCGAGCGAAAGCCCAGTATGACTGGGACAAAAGGGGACGCGGCCAGCCGGGAGGTTCCGACCGCGCCCCACAGGCTGACTAGTCGCCAGATCCGTAGACCTGGAGAAAGTCAGAAACGCCGAACGAGTATCTCTCGCGGGCCTTGTACCGAACATTGCCGGTATTGAAGTCGCCATCCATTCCGGTTTGAAGCGGAACTCTGACGAAGTGCTTGAAGCCGTCGGGGATGTCGTTAAACAGGAACCAGTTATCCGCATCAGTCAGATAGTGATTCACAGCATACCCTTCGGGGATTGTGCTATTGTGGTAGATCGCACTGATATCATTATCAGCGGTACCAACCCTAAGCTGAGAATCCAGGATTCTGCATGCCTCGAACTGGAGATCCACTGGTATGATGAGCTTGCGTGGCTGTACCGCGATCAGTAGACCGCGCTCATCAACAAACTTGCTCATGTTGATTGTAGCCTGCTCAAGCGATGCCTCACTGAGATCGGTTGCATCAGTGAATTCGTTGGTGTTACTCCCACCAAGAACCGTCGCATGCACATCACAGATAGCGCCACCATCACCAGCAGCATACGAAGTAGATGTATACGCTACGTTCAAAAGGAACGCGGCCTTAACCTGCTTGGTATACGCCATAGAGCGAGCCAGCATCTTGCTGTATCTCTTAGAGAGAGAAGCGTAGAGATTATCCTCAACAGCTTCCTCGGTCAGAGAGAATGCAAGACCAACTGTCTCGTGGCGGTAGATGACGTTGTACGCCTCTTGACCTTGGTCGTACTGAATGGACTGACCTTCGGCTTTCACCGGGGCAGCACCTAGACCAGCGATCTTGAGTTCTTCCTCGAACGACCTGTCCGAAGTGTCCTTGTCGTAAAATGCCTCGTGCTCATTCTCGTATTGCTTATATTCTTGACTGAATATAGCGTTGAGACCAGGAATGAGTTCTTTCATCATTTGTGCTCGTGCCATTACACCCATGAGTTATTGTCCTCCTTCCTTAGGTAGCCAGGCCAACAGCAGTAGCACTTTGCTTATGTGCTCCAACCGCGAACTTAACTAGCAGGTCTACGTAATCCGTACCCCACGCATTGTTTGAAGTAATTGCTGGGTTAAGGCCTATGATCTCCACAGCAAGCGTTGCTGTAACAGCAGCTGTATCACCGTCTACAGACCCATTGGAATTACCAGTTGTAGTGCTTCCAGTACCAGGGACAATCGCAGCATTCAAACCAACATCAGTGATAACCATTGTCTGGTCATTAGCCTGTACAGCAAATACCTGATTTGGATCAGTGATAACACTGGCGTAACATTCTAGATTGCCAGCATCACCATTGTACCAATTGTTTATAACCCAATTACCTAGTGGGTCTAGATATCTAAATCCAACAGCAACACCGAATACTGGGTTTACAGTACCGACAGGCGTAGCTGCCTGCGCTATCACATATCCACCATCGACAGTGACAGGCATTCCATAGAACATATCGGTGGCGTAACCGGGCTCAATGAGATATTCCATTGTTGCACCGGAGCCTTCACCAGACAGTCCATGGCCATTTACGGGCCTAAATCCGTAAGGCGTAGCAGTAAGTGCCATTTGTCTTTCTCCTTACAATTTGGCTAGAGGCCCGATAATACTTTTATCGTTCCCCTGTACCAATATTTGTTTTTCTTTCTTGAGTTATGGTTCTCATAGAGTCGTGCTGATTTCTTGCAACACTAGACTCCAGATTATCCATTGCGGCCTGAGCCCTGCCTCTCATGACAGATTTATATTTGTCATGATTAACCTTGCTCCGCTTGCAAAGAACCATTCCTTCTATCTCAACCACATCTCCATCCTCTCTGAGTTCATGAGAGTACGAAGAACGCTGATCCTTAATTCCGGTGAATCCACCTTCTCTGGTTGCCTCTTCCCAAGAGACTGGAATCCAGCGCTGCCTAATTCTCCTAAGCATGTTTGGTTTATCGTCTGGGTCTGGACCATTTCTCCAGGAAGCTCTACACCATCGAAGAACCCAATCGGGTCCTAGATCACATGGCGGGAACTTATCTGCGAATAGCCAGGAGTCATCATCTTCTGCAAGGGCATCTCTTGTCTCAGAGTCCCTAGGTGCTCGTTCATCTTGCTCAAGACGTGCTTCTTCTTCGAGTGCGGCCTGAAGCGCTTTGTCGTCTGCGCTAGCTGCGGTATTTGCATTTTTTCTAGCTACCATTTATTCTTCTCCTTTGCGCTGCAGCATTAGTTTCTGCCTTGCGTATTCTGTCTTAGACACGCCTAGCTTCTTTGCTGCTACAAGCTCTGAGGGGCTTAGTGTTACTTTCGTTCGCGACTGTCCAGATTCCCTGTTACCAGGAGATACAACAGTGGGTGTCCTTCGGCGTGATTCCACAGGCTGCCCCGCGCTCAAATCACTACCAGGCTGGTCCTTCTTGAACTTGTCTGGATGTATTACCTTCATGTTCCTGTCTACTTCTGCGTAAAACGGTTCTGTACCGAATACGAATCCTTGCGCTTGCGCCTTGTTGGCGAAATAATCAGTATCCGAAGTCATCTCCGGATCGACTCCATACCAATCGTTATCAGTTCTCCACTTACCATGTCTCTCTACGACTGCTGCATCATATTGTGGCTGCGGTTCTGGTCCCGGTTGTCTCGGCTCCTGGTATTGAGGCTGGTAATTCTTAACCCTCTCAGCAGCAGCCGCGGCCTCCGCAATAGTTGCAGCAGCTTTAGCAACACCAATACTATCACCTTGGTCGAATGCGTCAGTGAGACTCTTCTCAGATGCTTCTTGCTGCATCTGCAATCTACTCTTTATCTCTGCTATATAGGCAGGTTCAGCAGCCTTCAATGTATTTTCCAGTTCGCTGACACGCGCCTGTTGTGAACGCGCATACTGCTCCATCGCTAGTCGTTGTCGTTCTGCCTCTTCGGCCTGCCTGCGAAGCTGGTGCTTTTGCTTTGTGAATACAGCAAAGCGCTGCTCAACCTTCTTACTTACGCCTTCTAGAGGTTCGTCTGTATCAACATCCATTAGATTTGGATCTGATTCAACCTGATCCTCTACAGGTCTATCGTCTACTATCTCTATATCTATGTCTTCTTCATTATCGCCTAGATCTATTGTTTGAGCGTCTATTTCGTGCTCTTGCCCAAAATCAAACTCTTCCATATCATCTACGCTGCCAAAGCTCATTGTGCTCTCCTAACGCCGCGAGGATCTTCGACTACAGCTTTGATAGAATCATCATTAACAAGCCTGTACTCTTCACCACTAACATCCACTCTTGTACCTGTATATGCATGAATGACTACGAAATCTCCAACATCACAGTACGGTTCGTAGCCCTTCTCAACCTGTCTCTGATATGCTTCACTTCCCATATCAACAACATAGAAACATATTCCAGCGATATCCTCAACGCTTCTACTAGTTTCTGGTATAATAATACCACCACTAGTCTTTTCGTTAAGTTTTACAGGCATAAGTAGGAGCTGATACCCTACTGGCCTAGGAGTTTGTGGATTCGCTAAAGCTCTCTTTGCTATTTCGCTAGAAGCGCTAGCAAACTCTTCTACATTACTCATTATCTGCAGCCCTCTTCTTTGCTACCGAATCCATGGTTGCAACAGAGGCCATTAGCCCCTGTCGAATTCCAGTATTCTTTTGATATGCATCCCATGTGGTCATCCCACCACCTAGTATTGCTTGATCGTACTCTTGTATTAGTTTTAATAGTTCTTTCCTGACTGCACTAGCCA